ATCCGCATTATGCTCGGTAATGGTAATATTTACCAATGAATTTAGCATCCACATATTTTTTTTGCACATATTCTTCATCTTTGGTGGGAGTAATATAGGTGGTGCCTTCAAGGGTTCCGCCGGTTACTTTTATTTTTCCTTTTTCTACTGAAAGAATGGTATCCTTATATGTTCCGTTGTCTTTATAGCTTCCACCAAACTTGAAAAATGTTGCACCTGGAGCAATGCTCATCACTACCTGCGAACCATCAGCCGAATTGGTAGAGGAATAAAGCATCGCCCTGCCTCCAGCCGAAAAATTTCCGGAGTAAGTCAGCTTGGTTTCCTGCAATTTCAGTTCCCCTACAAACTGATTTCCAGAGAGCTGATTTCCGGCTCGTAAAACATCAGCAATTGTAGGTGTAGCCTTTGCAGAGATATCCTCCCACGCTCCGTTCTTACGGGCGTATTGTTTGTTGTCACTCGGCGCATCGGAAATTCCCTTTACTTCATCTGCATAGGCAAAGGTTTTTGTAAAACACTCTCTTACATTGCTCTCGGTAATCTCTCCGTTTATATTATCAGGCAGCAGCTTATGTATTTCTTCTAATTTTTTGTTCATGTGTTTATTTTTGAGTTACATTGGTTATTATTCCATTGGTTACTTCTATTGTAGTAGTTATCTTTCTTGTTGTCCATCCATCAGAGGTATCTATAACAATACTAAAACTGCCTGTATAACCCTTTTTCCCAAGTACACGAATATCTCCTGCTGTAATATCCAAAGCAATATTTTGCCTTTGGTTATTCTTAGCCTCAAGCCACAAGGCTACATTTTCATCATTGGTAAAAGGGATTTTAGGAGTTCTATTGTGTTCTATTTTCATGGCAGCTCCTACATTTTTAGGGTCTGATGAAACCGAGGAAGTTCTTCCTATTGAAACCTTCTTATAACCCGTTCCATCTATTAAATCATCATCATAGTTTTGGGTTATTCCAAACATTTCATCGCTTAGATACATATCCTTTCTGCCTCTTTCTCCAGCGAGAAGCCATCCATTAGTTATTTTAATCTCGCCTATTTTCCCCTCTTGAGCATCAATTTTACCTGAAATATCTGCGTTTTTCGCAATCAATTTGCCATTATCCAAAACCCTGAAAGGAGCGTTGTCCTTGTTTTTATATCCAACACCAGCTCCAAATCTTACACTCTCTCTTCCTTTGTCAGTAACCCCTGAAATAAATGCATTCTGATTGTCTTTATCATCCCCAACAGAAATAATATTAGAAGAAACAAGACCGCCCTTAATAGATGTAAAATTGTCCGTTTTTTCCTTAATTTCGGTTATATCTGCATTTACATACTCCCCCGCTTTTACAGCAATTTCTTCTACATTTATAAGGGTAGATTTGATTTTTCCGCCCTCTATAATGGTATTCCCCAGCATTCCTTTCTCTACATTGGAAGTAGTTGTCCCATCAGGCATCACAAATGTAATCTTCCCTGAAATCTCCCCTGTATCCAAGTCTAAATAAGTCTGCCCATTTAAGGATTTTATTCTCCCTGCTGTGATTTGTCCGCCGTGCATCGTTACATTGCCATACATCGCCTCTGCCTCTCTCTTTTCTCCCTTTGGTGTGTAAAGAAGATAACAAAGGAAATAGTAATAATCGGGCAGCCCATCAAATTTGATTTTGTCTGTTGTAATATGCCAACTTCCTGATGTTCCGTTTTTCTCTACTTTCGCATAAACATAATACACTATATCCAGCAGGTTCTGTTGCTGTAATGGTAAAAGTTCCCAAACCTTAATATCCTCTGCAATAGAGAAATGAACCAGCCTACCCCCACTAATAGAAACATTGGCTGGCTGTCCATTTACATTTGGATTCAAAACCACATCCTCCAGCACAAAATTCTGGCTTCTCGCCCCTACACTTAACATATTAGTTTCAATAGAGTGCGGTTTGATATGTTCAGGGTCAAAATGTCCATCAGTGTCAAAAATGTTGTTTTTCAACTCCAAAATGTTTTTGTAGCCGCTCTTATAATTTTCCCTGATAACCTGTGTTTGAGATTTTACCACCTTTTTCGTGTCTTTAATATCATTTAGAACACTCGCTGTAAAACTCACTTCGTAAGTGTCAGCAATCTCCAGAGTATAACTAAAACGATTCAGCAAATCCCTTGTCATACTGACAATACGGCTCGTTTTGTCAATCTTTAGCGGATTGTCTACCACACGGATATAGTCGCCAATTTCAAAGAAAACAGTGCTTTCGTTCCCCTTCTTTTTCAAAAACATAGGGTCTATTGCGACGCTGTATTTCGTGTTGTTTTGAGAGAGTTTGGCATATTCATTTTTCCCTGCTTCCAAAAGTTTCTCCTCTGCCCTTGTGATATACATTTCAGGCATCACAATATCCGTGATGGTAAACTCATCCCCAACCTCAAAACTGAAAATAGTATTATTGTCAGGGAATTTTTGCCCTCTTTCATCCGTAAACTGCTTTACCTTAAAGCATTTCGTAGCGTGGTTATACCCTGTAAGTGCAAGAAGTTCAAAATCATATCCTGCTAAATTCCCTTTGTTGAAATGTAGTTTCGCTGGTGTCCCTGCTATCAGATATTTGGTGTTTCCCTCTTGGTCTTTTTCCATAAGGTCAAAATCCATATTAGAAACAAAAATCTCTTGTGTTTTTGATGCTTCATCAAATCTTCCAACCCCTGAAACTATCCCTTTGAAAGTCGGTTTAATATCCTCAAAGACCTTAACCGCTTCTTTCATTCCAAAGAGTTTTACTTTCTCATCATCTTGCAGGTAATCCCCTTGTGATTGAGGCATTCTTAATTTTTCAGAATAATCCCTGTATTTAGATGGAATATTATCTGAACTACCATACACATAGAGCCTTGTAACCACATCATCAGCCACATTATCCCTATTGATAGAGTAAAGACCATTACCCTTACCATACTCAAAAACAAAATCTTTGGTATTTCCTATTTTCTTAATGTTAAGGGTCTTTGCTCCAGTATTTACATCTTCTTTGATTTCAAACTCAGTGTCAAACTCCTTGCAAATCTTTTGCAGCACAGCAAGACAATTTTCATTAGAAAAAGTAAGCGTTTTTCCTTCTGTGTTTTTAGGATAGTCTCCCAAAATCCAAGTGCCATTTTCCACAGAATTGATATTGTTAATCAATACTTTAAGAAAAATATCTATTTCGCCTGTCAATGGAAAATCCGCAGAAGTCTGAAATCCTGTTTTGTCAAGATTAAAATAAATCTTCTTGCGCAAAAGATACTGCGCCCCCTCAAAAGTCAAATTGTAGGAATAAAAACCTTGTTCTTTTACAACTTTTGGCATTGAGTTAAGATAGAAAAAACGACCGCTATACTCTATTTTATCGCCTATATAAAAGTCCAAAGGAGTTTTACTTTCTACCTTAATATCTATTACATCCTCTGAAAGAAGCACCTGCTTATGTTGAGAGCTGGTAACTCTCCTAATAGGCTTTCTGTTATTTAAATTCAGTGTTCCTGTTCTTTGTATTACAATCATAATTATCAGTTTTTTGCTTTAAATCCTTTACTAAATCCTTTTGAAAATCCGCCAATTTGTTTTTTTTTCCAAATTTCCTCGCTGTTTGTTGTCAATCCAGTGATTTGGTCTATATTCCCTGAAAGAGTAATGTAGTGCGTGGTTTCTGCATTCTCTCCTGCGTATTTCAGCCCTGACAAAACCCTGTTAGGTATTGTTTTGCTGATATTAACAACACCTTTTAGGTTTTCCTCTATCCCATCAATATTTAAAACAACCCAATCAGGCGAAGTAAATGCCATATTAAAAGCGTTTCCCTTTAAAATAAAGGTTCTTTTAATAGGGTTAGGTTCTTTTATCTTCAAAGTGAAAGAGCCGATAATTTCGCCGTTTCTTATCGTTTTGTTCAGCTCTATACTATCAGACAAATAGATATCATAAACCAAAACTTTCCCAAAATCTACAACCAGCCGAGCAAGACCTTCTTTGTCAAATTCAGACATAAGATTATCAAAATCAGCCTTTGTTTTATGCCAATTTTCGCCCCTTATCCAGCCTTTTAACTCTATCTCTCGCTCATCATATTTTGCAGGAGAAAGGTCTATCTGTTTTCCGTGTTGCTCTGCCCAGTCGTAAGTTTTTCTTGCTTTGGGTTTAGGTTTATCCAAAAGCCCTTTGGATTCCGAAATATACACTCCAAAATCCTTGAAAAACTTTCCGTTTAGGCTGTAAATCACTTCACTCATTTTCTGTAAATCCTGATTCTTGCATTATCTAACTCTTCTACTTCCACTTGGGCGTTGTCCAAAACATCAACCGACAAAATAGCATAGTCCCTTGCAATGATTTTTGCCCTTGAATTATGCCTGATGATGATTTGAGCAACCTCAAAATTGTTGTATTCCAATTCAACATTAGAATCCCCAAAAACAGCCAACTGGCTTATATTTTCTAACCTCCCTGAAAAGTCAGTATAAAGCCCATACTGCATAATTTCATCTCTGTATTTTCTCAAATCTCCGAGTTTAGGAAAGTCGTGTTCTTTCGCCCAGTCATCTCCTCTGAAATACATTTGGCAAAGATTTTTCAATGTAGGATTGGCTTTCATTTTTTCATACCATTCGTTGCATAATCCCAATGCTCTTGCCTGTTCTATTATATCATTCATGGTTATTAGATTTTATTAAATTCCACTTGCCCTAAGGCTTCCATCTCCTTTTACCTTGCTGTTAAGTTCAGATAAATCTTTCCTCATCTGAAACAGATTGAATGTATTCTGCTCTATCTTAACAAGGGAATCAACAGAGCTTTTCATCGCCTCTAAATTTTGTTTTTGATTCTTTAAAATCTCGCCTGTATTTATCCTGATAGCATTAAATTGACCAGCTAAAACACTTGCTGTTTCTTCGCTCATCCCTTTAATTGCACCTTTCAGACTATCATCATTGCTATCTACCCCCTCAAAAATCTCTTTATAGCCCTCTAAAAAAGATTGCATTCCTGCTCCTGCGCTTTTAACCTCTGCTTTAAAATTTGCTATATCTGCTTTAGATAGCCCCTTAAACACTCCTGTGCCATCATCATTAAGCCCTGTAGCTTTAAATAGATTTTGCAAAGTCCCCTGCATTCTTTTCTGCAACATTAGGTTAAGCTGGTTCTTTACAAGGTTTTTTATCATATCATTGGCTACTTTTTCCAATGATTGGGCGGCATTCTCTCCACGACCAAAGGCATCTACCAAAGCATCTCCAACCTTTGATGCTGCACCCGCTAAATCGGTCTGCAAAACATCTTTTATTACTCCCTCTTTTAGGTCAGAAATCGCTCTGTTAATAGCACCTATCTGCCCCTGCCATTCTGAAATTTTCCCCCAGTCGGTTTTCTTTTTACTCCGTTCAGAATCAATCATGTTATTTAGACTTGCTCTTTGCTGTTCTAAATTTCTGATTAGATTGGTTTGGTCGGAATACTGCCTTGCATTGAACGCTTTATTTGCTGCGTGAGATAATTCTTCATAGGCTGTTTTTAGTCTGTTCAGCGCCTGTTGTTCTCTTTGGATAGCTCTTTCTTTTTTCTTATCTCCGCTTAAAGCCTTGAAAAGAGAACCTATCATCTTAATACCTGAAGCCACAGCACCTACAACATTCCCGCTAACAATGTTTTTCGCCATATCCAACCCTGAATTAGCAATACTGGTAATGTCTTCCATAGCTCCTCTTGCAGCATCACTCATTCCTCCAAAAGCCTCTGCCATGTCGTTAATCCCTTGAATAGCATCATTAAATGCCGATTGAGTTTGACCTAAAACATTGGCTAACCTTTTCCTTTCTTCCGCTGCTCTTCTTTCTGCTTCGGTAAGCTCTTTCTGTTTTTGGGTAACCTTTTCAATGCTTCCGCTATTTAGCGCCCTGTCAAACTCTTCTTTTGCTCTTTTTTGGTCTGCTAAGGCATTTTTGTATTCCCTGATAGAATTGATTAAAGCCTTAAAAGGGTTTTTCGCGGTAGCTGTTTCCAGTCTTGCTATTCCATCTCTTAGGCGGTCTAAATCATCAGGCGAAAGGTTTTCTTTGTTTTCTTCCTTAAACCTTCTAAAATGAGCCAAGATTCTGTTAAGGGTATCTTGTGAAAAATATTCTAACTCTCCAAAAGCAATTTTCCACTCATCGCTATTCACAAGCCTATCCATAGACAAACTGCCAAGCTCCATACTCTCGGCTTGGTCTATCTTCTTGCGTTCGGCTTCGGTTTCAGCCTTACCCCTCAAATCAGCATATTTCTGAGTAATAGCAATTCTTTCTTCCTCATAGGTTTGATGCTCCTGCAAAAACTGATTGTAAGCCTCTTTGTATGCTTTTTGCTGTTCATCTAATCTGTTTCGCAATTCGGCCTCATAACCTTGACTTTTTTGCTCTGGAGTTAGATTTTTTATTTTTTCCTTTATCTTGCTTATCTTTTCAGAGAAAGTGGACATACCCCTTAATTGTTCATCTAAACTTTCCTTCCAGTTGGTAAAAGGGTCTTTTTCCCCCGTGAGAGAATCCAAAATCCCTTTCAGTTTCTGCCATTGGCTTATTTCATCATCAGATAATTTAAGCCCTGATAATTGCTTTTTGTCTAAAGCATCAAACCTGCTTTTAATTTCATCAAAATAACTTTCTCCTTTTAGGTTAGAAAATTGTTTTTTTGCTGTTTCTTTCCCGTATTTCTCTTCTATCTGATAGCGCACTTTCCATTGTCTTTCCAGCTCTGCTATTTCCTCATCAAAAGATTTTTTGGTGTATAATTTTCTAACTTCTGCTATTCGCTTTTCCAGTGTTTCCCTTTTTGCAAGTAGTGTCGCTCGTGTTTTAGCATCAGAAATCAGCGTTTTATTATTCAGTCTTTCATTTATTTTAGACAACTCGCTCTCCAATGCACCAAGCGAACCCGCTAATGGAGCATCTATTTTAGTTCTCGTTTGCTTTTTGGGGGTTTCAGCTTTAATGCTATACGCTTCAAGTGCTTTGTCTGCTTCCTTTATTTTTGCAGAAAGCTCATTCCATTTTAAGGAACCTACATCTACTCTTGTTAATTGTGCAAGTTCTTCTTGAGCTTGTTTTCTGTATTGTTCCCAATCCGCTTTATTATATTCATTTTTTGATTTTTCAGATTGCGGACTATTTATTTGACTATTAATAGCAACAATATCTGCACTTACCCTTTTAAGTTGGTCTTCTAATTGTCCTACATTCCAGTTCGCAAAATATTTTTGAGCTTCAGCAGAAAGGTTTTTAATATCAGCCAACACATTTTTTCCCTCTTTTTTTGCTTGAAGAATTTTCTCTAATTCTGATTTTTGTTTTTCCAGATAAGATTTTCTTTCATGGTATTCCATGTTAGCCATCTTTTCTGCTTCAACAATCTGAAGTTCTTTCTGATGAAGTTCGTGTAATTTTTCTTCGGCTATCTTTAAGGCTTTTTCTGTGTCCGCTATATCTAAAAATGTAAAACCTTCTCCTGAAGAGTTTTTGAAACCATCCAATAGGTTTTTAAGCTTTTGAACTTCTTGTTCGGTAGTCTTTATATTTCCCGAAAGCTCATTTTGCTCTAAATCCTTTTGAGCTTCTGCTAATATTTTATTTTGTTCTGTTAAGGTCTTTTTCTTAAAAGCTTCTGCATCTATATTTTGTAAATATTTAGGATAAAGCTGCTGTAAATCTTGATACGCTTTATAAACATCTGCCTTGCTTGCTGATTCACTACGGAGTATAGCCATATATTCAGCAGATTTAGACTTTGTGTCCTCTATCTTCTTCTTGGTATCCTCCAGCATATCATTGAGCTTGTCTTGTGTTTCTACCTGCTGACTGGTATTCTTATGCCACACATACAATGCAGCTCCCACCCCCACAATAGCAGTAGCCAACAATACATACGGATTTGCCAAAGTAACAGTATTCAATCCTGCTTGTGCCACCGTTGCTCCTCTTATCAGCTTAATAAGGTTTTGGAATCCTTGGATAGCATTCATAGTCAAAGACCCTGCTTGTGTTTGATTAACAGCAATCAGGGCAACTCTATACGCTCCATAAGTAGCAATCAATACAAGAAGGACATCTACTACTTTTTGATAGTTCTCTGTTAAATATGCCAATCCATCTATTCCACTTGCTAAAAGACCCTCGCTACTCTCTCCAATTTGGTTATACATCTGCTCTATTTGGTCTTGGAGATTAGCCCATTTCCCACTCAGAGAATCCGATTGTTTCTCCATCAAATTAAAAAACAATCCGCCATCATTAGTTAGGTTATTGATAACGCTTTGAACCTCTGGAAAACCTACCTTTCCAGCTGAAATAAGGTCTTTTACTTCATTTTCTGCAACTCCCATCACCTTTGCCAACTCTGCAACCATTGGTATACCAGCATTCATGAATTGATACAAGTCGTTGGTCATCAACTTGCCTTGCGCCTTTACCTGCCCATAAACATGGATTAACTGCCCCATAGGAACGCCAAGACCTGCGGCTACATCTCCCATTCTTCTAAGAGTATCTACCACCTGTTCAGCTGGAACTTGAAACGCCAAAAGCCTTTTCGCTCCATCGGTAACATCCGTTAAGCCAAACGGGGTCTTTGCTGCTAAATCCACCATTTCTCCCATAAGAGACTTGGCTTTTTCTTCACTTTTCAGCATTGTTCCAAAAGCTATTTCAGTCTTCTGAAACTCTCCTCTTACATTGATTAACTGCTGTGTAAACCCCTGTAAAGCCTGAACGGAAAAATATGCACCTATACCTATTGACAGATTTTTAAAAGCACTATCCATCTGCTGGGTTTCTCTCTGTGTCTGCTGGGTAAGACCTAAAATATCCTGACGCATTTCATTGATATTCCTACGCCATTCATTCATGTCTATTCCAGCACCAAAATATAAAGCACCCTGAGATGTATTCATGTATAAAAAGTTATTAGTTTAATACAAAAATACCCCTATTTAAAGTAAAACTTTAACCCTATAAACAAAAAGAGAATTTAAAAACGGCTTTAAAAAGATGAATTTTATAAAAACATAAAACAACAAACAAAGCCCTGTAATTAAGGGATTTGTTGTTACTGAAACTTTTTCAGCATTTCCATTAAATCTTCTGAGTTTTCCTCATCAAGTTTGATTTCCTTTGCATCCTTATCTTCTTCTGTATCATAACTTGGCGAATCTATCAGCATTCTTTGGACAATCCGCCAGTCTACTCCCCAAAGCAGGTAATCTAATGTCCAGCCGTAATGGTGGCATATCTGCCCCATAATGCCGTAGATAGACTTTATTTCTTCTCTATCGGATTTGCTCTGGTCGGGCGGTTTCCGTTCATTAATGCGATAGAGGTCATAAAATTTGCATAATTAGCTGATTTTAAAAGATTTTGGGCAAAATCAAGCAGTTGTAAGGAATCAAAAGACTTCAAAATACATCTCTCAATAAACCATCTAAAAAAAACATTGTCCGTTATGCAGATACTTATTACCTTAACGGCTTTTTTAGTGTTTTTTATTACTGTTTGATACTGCAGCGCTATCTGCTCCTGAAAATCATCCGAGCCAAGAGCTTTTTCATCCAAATCCATCTGAATAAAAACCTCCGATAGTTTGAGCATTCTCCCAAGTGTCATTTTCTTACACTTAAATACCCGTTCTTTTCCAAAAATTTTTATTGGAATTTCAAAACCTTTTCCATTCAGAAGGTTTATTTCTTTTTGTTCAAGTTCTTTATTATTCATAGCTTTATAAAAAAAACCTACCTGATAAATCAAGGCAGGTTTTATTAAAAATAGATAAAATTTATTGTTTCGGAAGCATCATAAATCTTGAAACATTGTCTTTTTTAGGCGTTAATACCACACCCTTAACATCAAGGCTCAGCATGTTTTTTCTTCCTATATCAGAAGTAAACTTACCTGTAATGGAAACTCTTGGGAATTTCATTACATAGCCTTTTTTCGGAGTTATTTCCAAAGATTTTTCAATGGTTACAGATGTGTTAGGTGCATTAAACTGCTTGTTTGCTCCTGAGCCTGTAATAGTACCCCCAAACACTTTTACCACTGTTTCTAAGGTATATTCAGGAATTTGGAAAGAAATATCAATCGCCCCTAATTTATACTCTACATAAAAAGGGTCATCTTTTTCTTCCACAAAAAACTCTGTTTTCTCTGCATCTTCAAAGTTTATCTTACAAGAATCTTCCAATGTATCTCCCAATACATCAAGCACTGTTCCCATATCGCCATCTGCGGCAATATCTCCTATTTTAATAGAAGCTAATCCTATCACCACCGTTTTTTGTTCTGCCATAGTTTTTAAATTTAAATAGTTATTAGTTTTTTAATTTTTATCAGGATAGGCATTTATTTCCACCCTGAAATTATAATAATCTTCTTTTTCTTCTTCAAAATGTTGCTGACTTGCAACATTAAGATTAAAATCTTCTTCCCAAACATCTGTAAGCACAGGATACACCAAATCAACAATATGTTTCATTCGGGCGTAGTCTGTATGATATTGGTTTTTGTCTTGGATTTTCACAAGTTTCTTTGGCACATAGCAGTTTACATTAAAAACTCCATTCTGTAAAAAATGGTTAGTCATCGTAAGGGAGTTTATCACAATATCTTCTTTTTGGCTGTCAGCAGGGCGCTTATCTTTGTAGATTTTACCACTGATAACATTGTTTATTCCAGCCTTTAAAAGCAGGTCTAAAATCCATTGTTTGCCATCTAATACTGTCTTTTTCATTTTAATTGTTTTAATAAATTAGGCAGATATTGAGAGGCAAACTGCTCTGCACTGGTTAAAACCACCCTCCCTTTACTCTCTACATAAGAAGCGTATCTCATACCCGCTACTACCACAAGGGAAACGCCTCGTTTGGATTGAGCGACTTCAACAGCGAGAGTTCTTCCATATTTTAAAGGGTCTTCGTTGCTTGGTTCTGTGCCGTGTTTAGAAGCATTAAAATTCTCTTCTACAACCTGCCCATCTATTGAAACTACATATCCGATAGAGTTACGAAGATTAGCCGTGTGGTCTTGATAGTTTCCATTTTCTTTCGCTTCATTTACAGCCTTTTCGCCTACCCATTTAAGAATCCTGATAAACTGCTCTTCTGCATGGTCTTCTGCATGCTGGAACATTCTTTCAAAATCCCCCATATTAAACCTCGGTATTATAGCCATATCCTTGCGTGTAATTGGTCTTTAACAAAGTTTACAACATTTCCCTCTAATCTCAACGCATCTCCATCCCAAACCTGCACTTTTGTGCCTTTGTCTATGTTTTTAATAGACTTTGGAGCGTATATTACAGATGTTTGAATGTAAAACTCGCCATCTTCGGTTTGTTTCTTGGATGTTGAACCCTCATCACGACAAAATCCAAAATCTACCCATTCTGATGTTCCCCCTGTCCATTCTGCTGTAGATTGGTCAAAATACCCCTCAGAATGAATTAGCGCTTTTAGTTTGTATGGATATTGCTTTACTGCCATCTGCTTGTAATGTCTTTTATGCTGTTGTTTTGCTCCAACATGTTAGGCTTACCCAATTTTCCACAAAGAAAATTGTAATAACTTCTGATTACATCCTTGTCAAAACTTACAGAATAGCCGCCCTCTGAAATACTGCTGGGCTGCATCATAATGTCAGGGATTACATTGTAGAAAAACAAATCCAAATTGGTATCTGCTCTTACTTCATCAGAAGATGAAAGGTTTATTTTTGTGAGTTCAGCATTTATTCTATCCATAGATAAGTCCACAGACCAAATTGCCAATTTTTCCTTAATGTAATCCCCTATATTCATTATGTAAGTTTAGTTTTCAGAATAAGTTTCTGTCTTGTGTTGTTAAGCACTGGCGTAGCAAACGCAGTTCCCTTTGTAAGCACCCTCATCGGGTTAGCCTCTCCCAATACAGACACTAAAATGAAATCATTAACAGTTGTTTTTGAAGTTTCATTTAAGTCAATGTTTGCCTCTGGAGAAATGGTATATTGCGTTGCACCGAAATCCGTAGAAGTCGCCAAGTGAACATTTCCAAGTTCCCAACCGCTGGTAGCTGTTATGCTTCCATCTTTCGCCTCCTCATTTACATAACTTTCCCAGATGGTAATTGTTGGTAAATTTTGAGCAGCCAAAGCAGTATTCAACTGAACCAATGTAGGCTCTTGAGAAATTCCCAATGCATTTTGCGCAAAAGACGCTGTAAATGCAACTACCTTTTTAGACTTCACAAACTGATTGAAAGTAGCCAAATCCATTACCGCAGTAGTGTATCGGAACCCTTTCTTGAGTGCTTCTGTTTGAGCCTTTCTAAAGTCATCAATTGGGTCAAACTTATCCTTGTTTGCTGGGTCAAACCAGTCCAAAGACACATTTTCTGTTCTCACTTTAAAGTCAATTTTTACCCCATCCTTTACGATGTATTGACCTTTTGACAATAGTGATTTTGCCATATGCTCTAATCTCGCATTGATAGCATCCACCACAAAAACACCATCATCATAAATAGCATTGATAAGCTGATTTTTAATGTTAGCGTTGTTAGGATATAGAGCAACAGCGTTTCTTAATTCATTGATTCGGAAAAAGTCTCTTTCATTTTTAGACCTACCTACTTCAATTTTCGGAATCTCTCCCTTGATTTTTTCAATGAATTCTCTACCTTTCAGCGGAACATTACTGTCTAATGCTACTACATCAGCCATTACTTTTGCTCCTAATTCTCCCTCCAAGTTTCCAAATGTTAGC